GATTAACAGCCTTCATAACGCTTTTTGCAATCAAAATAGAACGCAAATCTCAGCTGCTCTAACTCAACTTTTTACTTACTCTACTGCTTACCCAAGCCGCCCACACCACAATGAATCCTGAAACACCACTTGCCGACCCCAACGGTCCCACCCCACCTCACGGTGCTGCTGCCCAACCCACCCCTGGCCAACACATCCCTGCTGGAACTCCCTCCACTGGTGCTGTCCACTTGACACCAGCCCCGCAACCCAAGCGCAACCGCGCGCCCCGTGGCCCGTTCGACAATGCCTCGAGCACCTCTGCTCCTGGAGCTCCTGCTTTACTGGAGCTTGCTGCTGCCTACCCCATGTCCACGGAACAAAGGCGTTCCCCAAACACCTTCGTCCCTGACGCCCAGATGCTTTTCCATGTCCTCAGCTTATGCGACAACATGATGCTGTCTACCGACCGTTTCACCCGCTCTGCTCCCGCCTGGCTCCCCATCGTCTCGCAGCTTTACATTTCCATCCTTTGGTTCACCATGATTCTCAAAGTGTATGTCAACTCCTCCTATGGAGCCATGCACGCTCACCTCCTGAATATCTTAGTCGCCCATCTTCGTATAGATGAGTGCCTTATTCCTGGACCTCTCGTCCCATTCTTCCAATCTCTTGGAGCCATTAACGGCCCTTTTGAATGGATCGGAGACATAGTGCCGATCATCCCCGAATTTTCTCAGCTTTGGAACACCACATCGTTCTACCCCACTGACTCATTCGCTCGCATCTTCCCCATCCCTGCTATCCTCCTCGATCAACTGCACTACTTTGCCTCCATCACAGTCACCGAACAAGAAACCATTTTCGGTCACTTTGAATGGTACAGAAACATTTTCTCTCTCGGCCAAGGCACCTTCAACCCCCGCCTTCGCCTAGGCCCGCAACTCTGTGGCTCCCTCTATGCCACCGAATCTCAGGTCACCAACGCTCGCACTTTTTGGAGCGCTGCCCTCCGCACCGGGATAACCCGCACCAATGCCGCAGCTAATCAACCTCTTTTTAGCTCCTACCCTCAACTCCTTGGTTTCGTCGACCAGAACGACGCTATGCAGCTGGACTGGTTCCAGCACACAGCCATAGTCATGCAGAAGTACTGTCAGTACTTCAATGGCTCCGTTCCCCTCAAATCAATCAGCCCCACTGGCATCGGCGCTGTCGCCGTTCACGGCTACCCCAACTACAGCGGTGCTGCTCGCACCTGGATGTACCCTGCTACCAACACCCTCTCCTCATTCAAGTCTAGCCGCTTCTCCGCCCTCAGAGAAATCCCTGCTCTCCTCACCGTTAGGTTCGAGCATGCTGATCACGAGCTTGAAGAACAAGCCGAACAGTATGCCATTGCCACACATACTAACATGTGCTGGTCTAAGAACCTTACAACCCAGAACAACTGGACTCAAGTAGCTGAAGCCAATGTGCACTCAGGCACTTACTGGTCTATGACCCCTCATCGGGCACACGCCTCTGTAAGGCTGAAGACACAATACGCCCAGCTCGTGGCCTCCCGTTATCACCAACAGGCTGCCAACCGTGTCTAAGTTTGGACCCAGAAGTCCTTAAACTCTAACCCATTTTGCTGTCAAACAGTCTATCTGATTAGAAAGGGTTTTTTTTGCTTTAACTTAACTTTTATCTTTAATTTTCTCTTTCCTATAGTGATTCCTCGCTTCCTCCCGAAGCGTATTCTTGGAAGCTCAGCTTCCGACCTAGGAACAAAAAAAAA